GTATGCGCTGGTGGGCGGCGAGTGCCTGCTGAAGCCGGTGCCGCGAGACGGCGCGTTTGACTTTGCGGCCATCCGGCGCGACTGCTATCTGCCGCTGGCCCGGGACGCCCATGGGCAGCTGCTGGCGGTGGGCACGATGGAGCGCCACAGCGCGGACGGGCGGCAGTATGCGCTGCTGGAGCGCCGCACGGCCGGGGCCGAGGGCCTGACCATTGAGACCCGGCTGTTTGAGCTGAACGGTCAGGCGCTGGGGCGCTGCGTGCCGCTTGACACCCTGCCGGAATGTGCGGCGCTGGTGCCGCAGCTCTTTCTGCCCGGCGTGCCGGGGGTGGGGCTGGCCGTGCTGCGTATGCCGATGATGAACTGTGTGGATGGCAGCACCGACGCGGTGAGCGTGTACGCACCGGCGGTGGGGCTGCTGCACGCGCTGGCCCGGTGCGAGGAGCAGCTGAACACCGAGTTTGCCAACGGTGCGTCCCGCGTGTTTGCGTCGGAGGATTTGCTGCGCCCCGATGCCCAGGGGCGGCGCGCCCTGCGCGATGATTTGTTCATCGGCCTGCCGGATGACCCCGCCAACGTGGGGGTGACGGTCTACAGCCCGCCCCTGCGCGAGCAGAGCTATCTGGCCCGCAAGCAGGATTTGCTGCGCGGGTGTGAGAGCCTGCTGGGTCTGCGCCGCGGGATTCTGAGCGAGGCGGACGCGGTGAATGACCCGCGCACCGCCACCGAGATTGCCGCCACGGCGGTGGACTACGATCTGACCATCCGCGATTTGCAGGCCGCGTGGACAGAGGCCGCCCGCAGTGCCATGGCGCTGTGCGGTACGCTGGGTGCGCTGTACGGTCTGGATCTGCAGGGCGCGGAGCCGGCCATCGACTGGGGCGACGGCGTTCTGTATGACCGTGCCCGCATCTGGGCCGAGCAGCGGGAGATGGTGGAGGCCGGGCTCTTGCGCCCCGAGCTGGCGCTGGCCTGGTATTTTGATTTGCCGCATGAGACCGAGGCGGATTTGCAGGCCGTGCGGGAACGGTTTATACCGAGAAAGGCAACGGACGGGCAGTGCCCGGGAAGGATCCCTCCGGCCTCGCAGAGCTCGGTCACCTCCCTTTGACAAGGGAGGCTTGCGGGCGGAGCAGAGCCCCGCCCTACAGGTCGACCGGAAATATACAGAAAACAGCAGTAAGGAGGTGACATAAATGGAGGAGCAGAGCAAGGAAAAGCAGACCCCGGCACCGTATGCCGCGGGGACCGGCAGCGTGCCGGTGGCACCGGACCGCGAGGCGTTTGCGCGGATGGGCTACCGGGAGCGTCTGGCGCTGAAGCGCGAGAACCCGGAGCTGTACGCGGAGATGCGGAAGTAAGCGGAGAGAAGCGGGCGGGCAATGCCCGCCCCTGCACAGTGGGGAATGAACGCCCCAAAAATGCAGTAAAAAAAAACAACGAACAAAGGAGAAAAACTATGTCTGATTTTATTACGAAGCTGTCCGATATGATTGACCCCGAGGTTATGGGTGATATGGTTTCTGCCCGCATCCCGAAGAAGCTGCGCGTGGCGCCGTTTGCCAAGATCGACGATACGCTGGCGGGCGTGCCCGGCGATACCATCACCGTGCCCGCCTACACCTACATCGGCGATGCCGCAGACGTGGCCGAGGGCGGCGAGGTGGCCATCGAGAAGATGACGACCTCCACCCGCAAGGCTACCATCAAGAAGGCGATGAAGGGCATCGGCCTGACCGATGAGGCTGTTCTCTCCGGCTATGGCAACCCGGTGGGCGAGGCCAACACCCAGCTGGCGCTGGCCATTGCCGCCAAGATCGACAGCGACTGCATGGACGCACTGCAGACGGCCAGCCTTGTCTATGACGGCAGCGCTGCCGCCATCAGCTACAACGCGATTGTGGACGCGGTCGACCTGTTTGAGGAGGAGATGGGCTGCTCGGACAAGGTGCTGTTCATCCACCCGAAGCAGGTCACCCAGCTGCGCAAGAACCCGGACTTCCTCAGCGCCGACAAGTACACGCCGGGGGTAAGCCTGACCGGTGAAATCGGTATGATTGCGGGCTGCCGTCTGGTACCCAGCAAGAAGGTGCCGCTTTCCGGCGGCGTCTACGCCTGCCCCATCGTCAAGCTGGAGGCTGACCCCGAGGTGGACGATGAAATCCCGGCGCTGACCATCTACCGCAAGCGTGAGGTCAACATTGAGACCGAGCGCAAGCCCAAGACCCGCACCACCGAAATCACGGCAGACGAATTTTACGTGGCCGTGCTCTCCAACGAGGCCAAGGTGGTACTGGCAAAGTTCAAGGCGTAAGGGGGCGGGCACGTGCCGGATTATACCTTTTATCTGAACGAATATCTGGGCGAGGACATCCCCGAGAAGGATTTCCCGCGGTTCATCAAGCGCGCCGGGGACGAGCTGCGCCGTATGCGGGAGGTCTACGCCGTGGCCCCGCGCAAGGGGCTGGACCCCGACACCGCCGCGGCAATGGCCCTGTGCGCGATTGCCGATGCCATGTACGAGTTTGCGCAGGAGGACGAGGCCCGCGGCCTTGTCAAGGTGAGCGTGGGCAGCGTGAGCGAGACCTACACCGCCCCGCCCGAGCTCTGCGCCCGCACGCTGGATGACCGGGCTGCACATTTCCGCCGCGAGGCCGGGTACTATCTGCAGATTGGGCGGTGGCTGCCGCAATGAATAAACTCTGCTGCGATACCGTGACGCTTTATCACCCGGACAAAGCCACGCAGACCGTGCGGCGTACCGTGCTGCACAGGGTGGTGTGGCAGCAGGGCGGGCGTGCCGTGCCCGATGTGGGCGGCACCCGGTTGGGCGTGGCCATGCTGCTGGTGGTGCCGGAGAAGGCGGCCCGCTTTGGCATCGACTACACGCTGGCGCCGGGGGACAGGCTCTGCCTGGGCGTGGGCCCGGCAGTGAGCTGGGCCGACTGGCCGGGCTTTGTGCCTGCCGCCCGCAGTGACACGGTGGTGGTGCAGTATGTGCTGCCGATGCGGCGGCGCGGCAGACCCCACCACGTGGAGGCCGGTGCATGGTGGAGCGCAGGCGGCACCGGCGTGCGCAGCCTGACACGATAAAAAAAGAAGGAGAAACAGTATGCTTGACAAGATGTGCGCCTTTCTGGCGCGGGCCCCTGCCCTGCGGGGGCTTTCAATGGCTGTTGGGGATGTGGGCCCGCAGCCCGGCACGGCGGGGCTGTGGACGAAGGGCATCACGGTGTTGGAACGCCGCGAGAACCTTTTGGGTGGCGTGCGGCAGCGCTGCCGGGCCGAGTTTACCCTGCGGCTCTGCCTGCCGCTGACGCAGGCGGAAAATGCCGCCCGGCTGCTGGCGTTACAGAGCTGGGCGGCGGCGGAGAGCGCCGCGCACCGTGCGCCGGTTTTTGGCAATACGGACACAGAGAGGGAGGTCCTGCGTGCCGAGCAGGGCCGCATAGAGCGCGCCGACGCGGGCGGCACGGTGGTGTATACCGTACGCCTGCAGGCGGACTACACACAGAGCTTTACGGAGGAATTGCAATGAAAATTGAACGCAGATATATGGCCCACTACCTGAACGCCGCCTTTGGCAAGGGCGAGGCCAGCTACACCCGGCTGGGCAGCGATCTGGAGGAGTATTCCCCCGAGCTGACCGCCAATGTGGAGAAAAAGTCCAACATTCTGGGGCAGACCTCGGTGGTGATTGACAGCTACCAGAAGCAGGGCGAGGTCACGCCCTACTACGCCGAGGCGGGCGACCCGCTGTTTGAAAAACTGCAGGCCATCATTGACGGAGATCTTGTGTTGGATGAGCTGAAAACCGATATGGTGGAGGTCAAGCTCTGGGGTGAGGGTGCATCCGGCGGCTACCCTGCCGTGCGCGAGGAGTGCTACATCGAGGTGGTGAGCTACGGCGGCGATACCACCGGCTACCAGATCCCCTTCAACGTACACTATACCGGCGTCAAGACCAAGGGCAGCTTTGACCCGGCCACCAAGAAATTTACGGAGGCGTGAGCAATGCAGGAACTGAAAATTGACACCGGCGTGGAGGAATTCCGCGTCAATGGGCGGGGTGTGCTGCGGTTCAACCCGGCGGACCCGAACCTCTACCACCGCTTTTTTACGGCGGGCAAAACGCTGCAGCAGTACGATGCCGAGCTGACGGCGGCAACGGAAAAGAGCGCCGACGCGCAGGCGGGGCTTGCCCTGCTGCGCGAGTATGACGGCAAAATCAAGGCGCTGCTGCAGGAGATTTTCGGCGCGGAGAATGACTTTGACGCGATTCTGGACGGCGTGAGCCTTGCGGGCGTTGGGGCGAACGGCAAGCGGGTGGTGCAAAACCTGTTGGAGGCGCTTACGCCGATTCTGCGCGCAGGGGCTGAGCAGCGTCTGCAGGCTGTAGCATCGGCAGCCGAGGCTGAACTGGACGCGGCCCGCGCCGCCCGGGGCGCAGAATGATGCGCGCCTGGGGCCTGCCGCGGCAGGCGGAGCTGGACGGCGTGCGGTATGAAATCCGCACGGATTACCGCGATATTCTGGAGATCCTGCGCTGGCTGGGCGGCCGGGCTGACCCGGAGCTGGACGCGGGCGGGCGCTGGTATGTGGCCATACGGCTGTTCTACCCGGAATTTGCCGCCATGCCGCAGGAAGTCTGGCCCCGGGCCACCGAATTTCTGACGGAATTTCTGGCAGCGGGGCACAGGGCGGCGGCAAGGCCCGGCCCGCCGCTGATGGACTGGCAGCAGGATGCACCGCTGATTGCCGCGGGCATCAGCCGGGCAGCGGGGCAGGATGTGCGTACGCTGCCCTATCTGCACTGGTGGAGTTTTCTGGCGCTGTTTGACGCCATCGGCGAGGGGAGCTTTGCCACGGTGGTGGCCATCCGGGACAAGCTGCGCCGCGGCAAGCGGCTGGAAAACTGGGAGCTGGACTATTACCGCACCCACCGCGAGGCCGTGGAGCTGCGCGCACCGGCTTCGGCCGAGGAAAACGCAGAAAAGCAGCGGCTGCTGGCGCTGCTGCAGTGAGAGGAGGAGAGCGACACGAAAGAGATAACCTTTGATGAAGTTTCCCGTCTGGCCGTCCCGGCAGGGCGGCTGGAAACGGCGCTGGACGATGTGGCGGCGGCGCTGGGCCGGGTGGGGGTTGCCGGGGGCGAGGCACAGCGCGTGGTGGCCGGACTGCGCACAGCGTTGCAGGCCGCCGCGGCGCAGAGCGTAAAAACGGTGCGCAGCCTTGCCAAATTTGATGAAATCAACCGGCTGGCCGCCCCCGCCGCGCAGACCCAGAAAAACGAGACGGCAGCCAAGG